ATATTAAGGTATATTAATTAATAAAGCAATAAAGGTTATGACAAAAACAGAATTAAAAAAACAGGAGTTAAAGAAAGTATTATCTTATGTAGAAAGTACTTTTGATTTAAATGATTTAGAAAGAGATTATCAGTACTTTACTTTTAGTACTGCCTTTAAAGGATCTCAATTATCAGGTCAGATTGATACTAGAGGGTTTGATGTATGTATTGAACAGAATATGAAGTTAGCTGGTAACGGATGGTCTAACGATGAGAGAACTACTGCTGCTCATGCTGCTCAATTGGAAGAGAGAATGAATGAAATGATTGGGACTTTTATAGGGTCCTAGTTGTTTCTTACCATTATAGTTCGTATCTTAAGGTATATTAATAATTAAACAATAAAGGTTATGACAAAGCAAGATTTTTTAAACGGTGAATCATTTTATCTTAAAGGTGATTACAGCAAGACTACTACTTACAAGATTTGCCATAAGGGTAGCTCATTAGAAAGAGAATACAGAATGACTAAAGATCTATCTAATGTATTACTATCAGATCATATATTCAATATAGAGAAGATAGGTACTAAGAAGGTTCATCTATATACTTTCCTATTAGGAAGAAAGATAAAAGATAGTATAAGGTATGATGATATGTTAAACGTAATTGACTTACATCCATCTATAACATAGAGTATAGAATCAAATTACATTTTAAGAAACGGATCCGGCCTAGTGCTGGATTCCTTTTGTAACATAGCCGGCAAGATTAGGTCAAGGTGATGGCATAGTGCTATAACAGTGACGGTATTGTTCCCTACGGTGTCGTGAGAGCAGCAGTGAGAGCCATACTAGGTTGCATAAAGCTTATAACTTTTCGATGTATAGTGGTATATATGTATATATTACTTACTTCTTATTAAAGAGTCCACCATATATAAAGGGTACACTAATGAAAATTACTACCAACCAATGTGATAGGTTAGCTTTCTCAGGAGTTGCTATCATAACTACCCCTACATAAAATTGTAAAACTACTAACATTAGGTATATAATACCTTTTACTTCTTTACTCATAATATAACCGTTTTTGTATTATACTTTAATATATGAACTTTTTGGCAATAAAGCAAGAGATCTTAAGAAAAAAAATTAGCTAGTTTTTCTCTATATAGGGGTTTTTATTAGTATGTCAAAGACCTTATAATATGTACTAGTGCCTATAGTAATAAGGCTATATATGGACGTACTTATCGTACTGGTAGTTTTACGGTGCTTACTCTATATTAATATACGAACTATTTATAGATAAACAAGCCTATAGTGCATAAATTAGATCCACATACATTATTCTCTATCTTTGAGCAAGGAGATGAACAGGTATATAAAGAGAACCATGTAGAGAACCTACTTGATAACCCTTATGTACTCATAGGAATGGTAGTGACAGGTATAGATAACTTCTACTTAATAGACCAGATGTATACCAATAAGCATCCAGAAGACTATGCAAGAGTGAGAGATACGGTAAAGCACAAGTACTTTGTTAAACTTTACAGGTATTTAGAGAGAGTAACACCAGTAGAGCTTGATGTAGTATATAGAGTAGGTACGGATTTTGAATTAGATAAATCTTTAGATCTTCTTAATGACCTCTTATTTTACTTTGAATCCATAGAAGAATATGAGAGATGCGGTAGAATAAAGACTTTTACCGACCTTTTAATGGAAAGAAAGTTGGAAACCCTACTATAAATTCGTATATTTAATTATAAAACGGTTATATATTATTATTATGTTGAATTTCTTTATCTCTTATTTCGGAATTGGATTACTATTATCACTAGGAACGAACCTTTCTCTATGGGCTTTTCATAAGCCAACACTTTCTATTGCGGAATCTTTAGCTACTATAGTTCTTTGGCCTTCTGTCATAGCAAGTTTTCTTAATAGTTACTATGGATACGAAGATAACGAAGATTAATCAAAGTCTAACATACTTACTCAGTACCCTCACAATATACACATTATCTGATAAGGCCGTAGGAGTACCAGTATAAGAGCATATAGATAATACTACTCTAGATAGACACTCTTCTTCGTATGGCATACTTTACTCAAGCGTCTCTACTCAATACAATATAAGAGTCTAATGAATATAATGGGAAGATAATGACAGAAGGGAAGAACCGAAGGGTCTACAACGCGGTGCGTCTTCGCGCGTTTGCGCGGCGGGCTGCGCTCTTTATAAAACCCACTCGCCTGCCAAAGAAAACAGCGATAAAAGTTGGTAACTACCGTATATTTTCTTATATTATATATATAAATAAAAAGGTTATGAATTATAAAAAATTATTAGTACTATTACTTACATGGACAATAGTATCATGTACGAAAGAAAATGTTAAACCTCCGTTATGCCCTGATGGTAATTGTGATGGGAGTGTATTTGCTCCATATCCTAAAGATTCTAACGGGTACTACCATGTTGATTTAGACTTTAGTAGTGAATACCTACCTAGGTTTGATATTTTTATAGAAGCAGATGATGTAGATCCGTTCTACTTCTATAACGATATGGGAGTTGTTCAAGCAGCTTTTGAATCTCAGTCTTTTTGGACGTTAGAGAATGGAGTTGAAGTTAATATTGTGCAGGAAACTACTATATATTTAAATAATTCTCCTCAGAATACAGAATATACACCATCATCTAGCGGTAGAAAGTGGGCAAAACGAATAGTAGGTCCTATTCCTCCAGAATTTATAGGGGATACATTAGTTATTAGAGCAGAAATATATTGGGATGGAGGTTCAAAAGTAAATTCTCAACTGTTTGTAGAAAAGTTTATTATAGAATAGTTGCTTTTCCGAATTTTTTTTATTACCTTAAAGGTATTATTAAAGTAATTAAAAAGATTAAAATATTAAAGTAATTAAAAATATTAAATTATTATATTAAAAAATAAATTATTATGAGATATAAAGAGAATATTATTAAAAAGATTATACGTATAGAATCATCCTTATCTAAGCTTAATTATTCTATAGGAACTAATGATAGAGAAGTTTCTTATAAACATTTAGATAGTCTTAAAGAGAATATAAGCGATATACTAACACTCCTTAACAGGGAAGAACAAGATTAAATTATGTTAACAGCAGAGCAAATACAGAAGAATTGGGATAAGCATTTAAAGATAATCAACCACTATATTACCGGTGAGCGAAAAGATAAGATTCTTTCTATGTTAGATAGTTTATCCGACACTTATATAATGGCTCCTGCTAGCGGTAAAGCTTGGTTTCACAATGCTTTTGCCGGAGGGTATGTAGATCACGTTAATAGGGTTGTTCAATACTCTCTAAAACAACATAATCTCTATAAAGAAATGGGCGGTACTACCGATTATACAGAAGAACAGCTAGTTTTCTCTGCTCTTTTTCATGATTTAGGAAAATTAGGAGATGGAGTTAGTCCAAATTACTTACCTCAAACCGATAAATGGAGACAAGATAAGCTATCTGAGAAGTATAAGAACAATCCTGATATAGATTTTATGTTAATTCAAGATAGATCTCTGTATTTACTTCAGAAATTTGGTATTCAATGTGATCAACAAGAATTTATCGCCATCAGAATTCACGATGGTGTGTTTGATAAAGCAAACGAAGCTTACTTTTTTAGTCATCAAGAGAGTTCTAGGCAGAAAACAAATATGGTTTCAGTCCTACATACAGGAGATTTCTTAGCTTCTAAAGTAGAATATGATTTATGGAAGAAAAACGGCGGTAATACTACCCCAAAAACTCAGAAAACACATTCTTCAACAGGAAAGAAGGTAAATTCCTCAGAAGGTCTAACTAATATGTTAAAAAACTTATAATATGAATATTCAACCAACTAATTTATTTATTGTAATTGGATTACTAGCTGTTGTAATTGTAGTTTTTTCAATAGCAATAAAGAATTTACTAGTAAAAGTAGAGAGGTATGAAGATGTTACCGTGGATCAAACAAAATATCTTCAATCAATATCAGATTTAATTAAAGATTCACAAAAGCACTTACAAAGTCTAGACCAAAAAGGGGTCTTTCAGTCGGATGATGAAGTCGGTTATTTTTTTGAACAAATGAAACTAGTACAAAAAGAGCTAGACCGATACATGCTCCCAGAAAATTATGGCAAGAAAGAAAAGTAAAGCTAATTACTTTACATCAGAGACAGAAGAATTTATTGTAAGGTACAACCTATCAGAAGATACCGAATATAGGGCTAGAATATTTACAGAGAATATATACATTCCCTTTTACAAGCTAGCAGAGAATATTATTCATACTTTTAAATTTTACTATACCGATGTAGAGCGTATAGAAGACTTAAAACACGAAGTAGTATCAATGCTATTAGAGGAGAAGATAATGAAATTCGATGCTACAAATGGAGCAAAAGCATATTCATACTTCGGAACTATAGTTAAAAGGTGGTTAATAAACTATAATAATAAGAACTATAAGAAGCTTAAACAGATTGGATCCTTTGATGATATGGAAGAATCCTTTGAAGGTAGCTTAAATATTAAACTCCCAGGCGGAATAACACTAAGTCAGTTCTTAGATATGTGGGTTGAAAGGACCTATGACCAATTAGATGACTTATTTTCTAAGGATAGTGAAAAAAGAATAGCAGATGCAGTCTTAACTATATTTAAAACAAGGTATGATTTAGATATATTTAAGAAAAAAGCTTTATATATTTACATTAGAGAAATGACAGATTGTGAAACTCCTCACTTAACTAAAGTAATATCTATACTTAAAGATGATTTCTACGAAATATACCATAGATATCATGAAAAAGGTAAAATTATAATAAAAGAACTATAATCTATTTATTATAAAAAAAGATATGGACTCAGATAAAGAAATTTTTAAGGGTAAGAAGTTATCTGATCTCTTTGGAGAAATCTACGATAATTCAAAAGAGACTAAATCACAAGTGAAAGGATTGATTGGAGAGCTGAAACCTCTTATAGAGAATATAGGAGATGCTACTTTACTGGTACCAATGATTAAAGAGTATATGGAGATTGGTGTTAAAAACGATGAACACTTAATAAAACTGGCAACAGTTATACAGAGAATGGAAGCTATTACAGCTAAAGGCGGAGATGGAGATATGTTTGACTTCTCAGACCTTCAAGATTTATTAGAAGAACAGGAAGAAGTTAAACAGGAAGTAGAAAATACCGCATCAGGTAGTATTGAAGAATAACATATATGGGCTTTAAACTTTCTTCTAGAAATATAGTAACAGACTCTAGCGCACTCTCTTCCAATGGATCAGGTACTACATCGGTATATGGAAGAGTTGTTGATATTATTTTGGATGAATCTCACCCACAGTATAGTTACAAAGGAGGATCTATAGCACTTAATGGGGTCTTTTATAAGCCAATTAATTCTAATGCAAGTGAGAAAGTCCCCTCAGCACTACCATTCGCTTTCCAAGGTGGAGTACATTTTAAAACTGTACCATTAGTAGGAGAGGTAGTTAAAATAGAGAGTTTACCTACTCCATCGGATAGAGACTTTACCGGCAAAACAAGGTCTACATATACAGCAATATTAAACATATTTAACAGCACTAATAGTAACTGTTATCCCGATACGGTAAATAATATTGGTATAGACATTACCCAGGGAGGTAAATTTAAAGAACTTGGAGATATAAACCCAATAGCTTCTAGCCCAGGAGATGTAGAGATAAACGGTAGACAAGGGCAGTCTATAAGATTTACAGGAGGTAAATCACCATCTAATCCCTGGATAGCATCAGATAATGTAGGCTTACCGCTAACTTTAATAAGTAACGGACAAAAAGAAACTGACAACGGATTTGTAAGTATCGGAGAAGATGTTAATGAAGACGCCTCTTCTATTGTATTAGCTTCTAACCACTTAATTCCGTTAACACAAGCTAGTACAAAAAGATTAGCTTGGGATGAAGAACCTACTTTAGCTAAAGAGTTTAAAGGTAATCAAATTATTATCAATGGCGGAAGACTTTATTTTAATGCCAAAGAACATGATATACAGTTATCTAGTATAAAATCTATTGGATTAAATACACAAGGAACTATAAACTTAGATTCAACTAGTTATATGTGCTTTGATGGACCTCAAATATACTTAGGAGAAAAAGCAAGGACAGCTAGCAATCAAAGAAAAGAACCAGTAATGTTAGGTAATCAAGTAGAGGGTTTCTTGTTGAATGTACTTAATCTACTAGAAGGAATGGCTGATGATATGGCAAGAGCAAGAACTGTAAAAAACCACCCCATACCTAGTTTAAATAAAAGAGGAGTACAGGCTAAACCAGTTATACAAAGCCTAAAAAGGTTGATCAATCCTAACGGTCCTTCAACTTTGAAATCTAAAAAAGTATTTACTGAATAATGGCTTTAAGATCTCAAATATCAGCTATAATAGCAAACCAATTAGGTAATATACAAGGACAGTTAGAATCTAGAATTCAAGAAGAGGTAGTTCGAATACTAAGTAAATTTGCAGGCGAATGTCCAACTGAAAAAGAATTAACTGATATTATAAAAGTTAGAAATAATTTAATTAAAGCTATCAACTCCTTTCAGAAAATTACTAAAAAATTTAGTTCTATTCCTAAAAAGCTAAAAGGGCCAGTGTCATTGGCTAAACAGATTATAAAGCTACTGAAGAAAAATCCCATACCTGTAGCAATAGGAATTAAACCAGCTAAAGATTTTGGAGGATTAATATCTGCTAAAAAAGCAGGTTACTTAACAAGCCAAGCAAATAGACTAGTAAAAACAATACTATTATTAGATGACCTTGAAGATGATTTAGCAGCTTGTAACAACCTTTTACAGGGCATACAGCCAAGTATAAATAACGTCAAAGAGCTTCTATCATCAGTAGATAAAAGTATCCAAGCTTGTGCAGAGGAAATAAAAGATGCTTCTAAGTTAAAACAGCTCTTAGCATCTACACAACCAGCAGAAAGTGAATCAGCACCAGGAGGAAGCGAAGGTAATAGTACTTACAGATCTCCATCAGGAGCTACTTATGTACTTCAGGTAGTAGAAGATAAATCAATAGACGCCCCAGCTTTAAGGAGACAAGCAGTTGCAATAGATACAAGAGGAATAGTAGTACTAAGAGGAGAGCCTTCATTTAGTTCCGATACAAATATACTACTAGAAGAAATAAAATTTAGAATAGATAACCAACTTCCATAACACAACTATTTATAATTATGAAACTAAATCAATTACGCACTGTAATAAGAGAAGAAGTTCGAGCAGCAGTTAAGGAGGAGTTGCAAGATATGCTTAATGAAGCAGTCAGAGTAGCAAGCATTCCCCAAACTGAAGGTAAACAAGTGTATAAGCCAATTGCAAAAGAAAGCATTTATGCTCCAAGTAAGCCGATTCATGTAGAGAAACAAAGACCTTCTCATAATAACCCAGTAATGGAGATGCTAGAACAAACTAAAGCATCAATGGCTGCCGGGGATTACCAGGATGTATTTAATGGTACAACCGATATGGTATCAAAACCTAATTTTGCTTCGTCGATGGCCAATCAGATGGGTATGACACAAGGCAGAGGAGCACACCCGGGATTAGATATATCACAATTCGACTTTGTAAAAAAAGCAGGAGCAGTATATAAAGCATCAGTAGAAATAGATAAAAAGAAAAATAGCTTTGCATAATGGCATATAATAGTAGAAGAATAAACCCACTAGATTTACAACCAAGAAAAGCAGTAGGCGTAGCTTTACCGTTTTCTGGTGCTGCTGTTTTTAATTCTACTTACCAAACTAAAGATGCTATAAAGACTAATATAATTAACTACTTCTTAACTGGCCAGAAAGAACGGTACCTTAATCCAACTTTTGGAACACAAATAAGAAGCTTGTTATTTGAGAATATAAATGATGAAATGATATCTAACCTAAAAGCTACTGTGAGAGAGGGGTTATCGATATACTTTCCTTCAATACAGACAACAGAATTAAGAATAGGATCTACCCCAGATACTAACACAGTTACATTATCACTAAAGTATGCTATCAAAGACACTAATATACAAGACGAGGTAGTAATAAATTTTGAACAATAATGAGCGAAATAAGAGATATAAAATACGTAGCTAGAGAATTCTCAGACTATAGACAGGAATTAGTAGAATTTTCTAAAAATTACTTTCCAGATAGCTATAACGACTTCTCACCTACATCCCCCGGAATGATGTTTATAGAAATGGCAGCTTATGTAGGAGATGTATTGTCATTCTACCAAGACACACAACTGCAAGAGACATTCTTACAGTATGCTAAAAACCCAGCTAACTTATATAGCATGGCGTATATGATGGGATATACTCCAAAATCAACAACAGCAGCTGAAGTAACTCTGGAGATAAGCCAAAAAGTAAGTGCTATCTCATCTACTAACGCTCCTAACTGGAACGACGCACTAGTGGTAGATGAAAATGCTATAGTAAATTCAACTTCTTTTGGTAATTCAAAGTTTTTTGTACAGGATAAGGTAGATTTTTCATACTCTAGCTCACTAGACCCCACCGATGTAGTAATTAGTCAAATATCTAACGGCATTCCAAGTGAATTTCTATTAACTAAAAAAGTTAAAGCATTTTCAGGAACAGTCAAAACACTAACTCAAACCTATACTACAGCAGAAAAGTTTTCAACTATCACCATTGAAGATAGTAATATTATTGGAGTTCTAGATGTTACAGACAATACAGCAACTCCTACAAATATTTGGTATGAAGTACCTTTCTTGGGTCAAGATAGTGTTTTTGTAGCACAAGCTAATGTAGGTGTTGATAAAGATAAAGCACCAAATACTATTCAACTTCAAGCAGCTCCTAAGAGGTTCGTTACTAGGTTAACATCACAAGGTTTTCTGCAAGTACAGTTTGGAGCTGGTACTGTTGGAGGAAGCGATACAGTATTTACTCCTAACCCTGATAATGTAGGTATGGGGACTAGTCAAGGTATTAACACGTTAGATAAGGCATATGATCCTTCAAACTTTACATACACTCAGACTTACGGACTAGCGCCATCAAATACTACAGTAACTATTAGGTACTTAGTTGGAGGAGGAGTTGCAGCTAATGTTCCCGCTAATACGCTCTCATCATTCACAGCAACTGCTACCTCGGTAGACGGCCTGGATACGTACGTAAACTCTCTAGCGTTTAACAACCCACAACCTGCAGCCGGCGGTAAAGACGGTGACTCAGTTGAGGAGATAAGGCAAAATGCATTAAGATCTTTTGCAGAACAAAAAAGAACAATAACACTTCAAGATTACACAGTTAGAGCTCTTTCATTAGATTCAAAGTTTGGAACTGTAGCAAAAGTCTTTGTAACACAAGATGAGCTATCTAGTACTAAATCTTCAACAGACTCCATAGTGGATAGTAATCCATTAGCTTTATCTTTATACGTACTCGCATACGATAATAATACTAAACTCATAACAGCAACAGAAACTCTTAAGCAGAATTTAAAAACGTACATGTCATATTACATGCCTATAACAGATGCATTGAATATAAAAGACGCTTTTGTAGTTAATATTGGAGTAAATTTTGATATTCTAGTTAGACCTAATTTTAATAGTAGAGATGTACTCTTAGCATGTAATAATACTTTACAAGATTATTTTGATATTAAAAAGTGGAATATTAATCAACCGATTAATATATCTAATATATTTAGTACCTTAGATAAAGTAGTAGGAGTCCAAACAGTAAGTAAGGTAGAAATAATAAATAAGACAGGAACTCAATACTCTCAATACGGATATGATATTAAAGGAGCTACTAAGAACAACATTGTATACCCATCATATGATACAATGGCATTTGAAATAAAATTTCCGGATAGAGATATTAAAGGAAGAACAACAACATTATAATATGTCAATATACAGAATATTTCCCGACAAAGATTCAATAATCTACTCAGAACAAAATACCAGTAACGCTGGATTAGATGAAATAGTAGAGGTAGCAGGGTACACCGGTGTTAACGATGGAACCGGCGAAGCATCACGTACTATCTTAAAATTTAGAGATAGTGATATAGATACTGTGATTAACAGTAAAATAGGAGCAAACGCTATAAATTCAATGAGCGCTAGTATAAAAATGTATCTTGCTGAAGCAGGTGAAGTTCCTGTTGACTATACGTTATATGCATATCCGGTATACATAGCGGGATCTGGAGATTGGGATAACGGTAACGGTAAGCAAGGTGATACCCCTGTAAATACAACAGGAGTAAGTTGGTTGTATAAAAACGCAGGTCAATTAAACGCATGGTCTACTTCTGGATTTACCCAATATACTACCGGTTCTTTTATAGCAGGTAAAGGAGGAGGAGGAAACTGGTATACAGCCTCTAATGGAGAGGATATGGAATTTGCCCAAACACATTCTATATCATCAACACATGATTTAGATATTAACGTAACCCCTGCAATTAAGCAGATATACCAAAACACTCTACCAAATAAAGGCTTTATAGTTAAGTTAGAAAACCAGTTTGAGTTTTACACAACAGCTTCAATACGGATAAAGTACTTTAGTAGAGATACAAATACAATTTACCCTCCATTTCTAGAATTCGCATGGGACGATAGAACATACAATCACGGGAGCTTACCTGTACTTGCAACAGATATTGCAACTATAGATGTAAAAAACAATAAAGGGAGATACCCTGATGTAGGTAAACAGAGATTTAGACTAACAGCTAAACCTACATACCCAGCTAGAGCCTTCACTACTTCCTCTGTATATCTTACAAATTACGCACTACCATCAGCATCCTATTGGGGTTTGAGAGATGAAAACACAGAAGAAATGGTAGTCCCATTTTCAACAGACTTTACTAAAATAAGTTGTGACCCAACAGGTCCTTTTTTTGATGTCTATATGGATGGTTTACAACCTGAAAGGTATTATAGAATTCTAGTTAAGACAGAACTGGATAGTAGCACAGTTGTAATTAATAATGATAATGTATTTAAAATAGTAAGAAATGGCTAGAGAAAGGATATCCATACAAAAAACTTCTTACAACTCAAATCAATATAATAACTTAATTGAAAAAGAGTTTAATACCTTTGTTGAACCAGAACAAGTGGTAGATAAAGATACACCAGAAGAACTATTTAGACTTTACGATAAACTCTACTTTAGTATTCCAGCAGAAGGGGAGAACGATTCACACCAATACCTAATAGAGAGAAGCTCAGAGTTAATACAACTGGAAAGTAAATCAGAAGATATACAGCCTTTATTAGATGAAATCGGTCAATTAAGACAGCAGCTATTAGATGCGAACCAACAAATATTTGAATTAGAACTAAATGACGAAAGTTAATTATAAAATACAATCTATAAATCCAACTGATTTAAGTGGATTTAGGGAACTGCCGAACGAAGACTTAATCTTAGTAACTTCTGCCGATATTGTGAGTAGTTTTATTCCCAATCAAAACGCAGTAGAAGTTTCCTACTACACGTTAGACGATGTTAGGTTATCAACTGTAGAGAACTACACTAGGTATTCTATCCTTTCTGGAGACAGAAATAACAACCAACCTGGTAATTCTGAGATTAGTATAGATGTTCTTGAAGACTACAAAGCATATGGTTTTGAAGGTGAGGAAATAAAGGTAGTTTATAACTTCTTAGATTTCTTATATACAAACACCCTATCTAAGCAACTCTTCTACATTGACACCATCTCTTCTGATAGAACAGAGGTAAGATTGGTATCTCTTAATTTAACGCCTGATGAGGTGTTAGAGACGACCAATGAACTTCAAGAAAGGATTAATAATGATACCTACAAATCTGATTTTAATATATCTTTTGGAAATAATTTATTTTATTCTATAGTTAATATAAAGTCACAGGAATATAAAGAAACCAACGCTGTAATCATTAAACTACTTCAGCCACTTCCTATACAAGTAAGTAATAAATCAACACTGAGCCTGGTAGAAAAAGTAGCCAATTCGGTAGCATACGAGGTAAATTTTACAGTAGAAGAAGAGAAAATAAGTGGACCTGTACTAAGAGGTGCTAATTTTACAGTAGAAATAGAAGAGCAGTCAACAGAACCTTCAAGTTACTACGATTATAATGAGTTATTTAGTTTCCCTGTTAATAACAGTAATAGACAACTTAATAGCCTCTTTAACGAAAAAGGAGCAGAATTAGGAATAGATTACACAAAGTACTCTAACTTTATTAACTTTTCATCAATAGAAGAGAGATTACGTAACTTTAAATATAAGTTAGATCTCTTAGAAGTACATCAAAATAACCTAGACCAGGTTGGAAGTAATTCAGCCCTAGCTGTTAATTACTCCGGTACAGGAGTTTCTGGAAGTGTGGAGTACTACACAAGTTTGGTGACCGGTATAGTAAATAATTTTGACCACTATGAAAGACATTTATTCTATAATAGCGGTTCTTCTTCTTGGCCGAAAGTAGGAAATAGTAAGCCCTACATAAACAAAACATCTACAACCGTAGAGGCAACCTCCTGGTATAGCGCAGAAACAACTAAAGCAATAGACTACGATGCTCAGAATCCAGATATTCTAATAAACACAATAGCATCGTACTTAAAAGAGGATACTACAAATGATCCTTATTTAATGTTTGTTCATATGATTGGACAACATTTTGATAATCTCTGGACTTATACTGATGCTGTGTCTAAAAAATACGATACAGATAATAGACTTAATGTAGGAGTTTCCAAAGATTTAGTAGAGCAATTACTCAAAAACTTTGGAGTCAAATTATATACAAGTAATAAATCAGTAGAAGATCTATTTAGGTACTTTACTGTAAATTCTTACGAACCTGGAGAAGAAAAACTAGATTTAAATAATCCTATCCAATCAGGTAAAGATCCCCTATCCCAAAACGATTACCAAAAAGAAATATATAAAAGAATATACCACAACCTTCCATTGCTTATGAAAAGTAAAGGTACAGAAAGAGGTTTACGAGCATTAATAAATTGCTTTGGTATTCCATCTGATGTATTAAAACTAAAGATATTTGGAGGACAGTCAGCTCAAAATACTCCTTTCTACGGAGGAGAACAAGCCTGGACCGGTTCATTAGATAAGGTGAGGGTAGATAATACAGGAAGTATTGTTGCAGGAGATACGTTATCCTTCTATACTCCTATAACTAGATTAGACGATAAATATACTCAAGATTTACATAGAATAGAGATTGGATTCTCTCCGTCAGATAATGTAAATGCCTACATAGTATCCCAATCAGCTTACCTTTTTCCTAATGAAAATTTTAATATAGATCAGTATATAGGAGACCCTAGAGGATATGAAACTAATAAGTACCTAGATTTATATAACTATGCTAAGTTAGTCTTTAATAATGTCTCAGCTTACAACGTTAAGGACTTCGTAAGATTAATAAAGTTTTTTGACAACGTTTTATTTAGAATGGTTAAAGATTTTACACCAGCTAGATCAGTAACTGATTCAGGGATAATTATTAAACCACACCTTTTAGAGAGGTACAAGGCTGAAGCACCGGTAATGACATGGACACAGCCCATCTTTTCCGGCTCAATATCAACAGCATTTATTTCAGGTTCAGACGGCGGTATATATAAGTCTAACGCTATAGGAAGTTACAGCACACCAGACGACCCAAACAATGCATTCAACAGAGAAGCTTCTACAGCGTACAATTTACGAAAAGCAAATCCTTTTACGGGTAGTTTAGGAGTGGCAGATTCTCAAAATTCAACGGTTTTATACAGGCCGTATGTATATTTAAATGAGTTTCATAAACTTAACCCAAATATACCTCCTCAAATCAGGAAATCGTTTAATGAAGCAAAATTTGATGGAGAGCTTGCTAACAGCTTCTTTAGTATAACAAATGGAGAACTAAATCAAGATAATCCTTTTAAAAATATAGATTACCCTACTATAAAATACGATACTCAATTTTGGACTAATATTCCCGATAGTGTATGTATTCTTAACTCCCCACCAGACTCATTTTTTGTTACCGGTTCTGGAATCTCTATTTATATACCATCTTCTGATATTTTTCAAGGAGACACACCCTACTACATTTATACTGGACCTGACGGAGGAGAACTCCCTAACGATACATTAGTAATACCTTCAACCGCCGATCAATACGAAGAATTCGAAGTTGTAGCAACACATCCAGATAACCCAATTCCTAACTCTATAACAGGTGAAGATACATGTGAAAGAAGTAGAACAGTAAAAGTTGTAAACTGTGAACTTGTTAGTCCACAAGGAAATTCCCCTGGCCTAATACAAAACAATCAGCCCTACAACCTTTTGAGCTGGTTCTTTGACCCACAGAATATTGATGAAGTTATAAATACTAATTTAACATTTTTTGTCAATGAAATTAATATTGGAGAGGTTAATGTTAATACTGTATCTTATAATGGAATCACGACAAATTTCTCTACGCCATATGGAGAACTAGGAACTCCAACTAATTACATATTTGAAAATATAGATGACCTTAGTAACCTAACAGTAACAGCAGCAGATGAATTTGATAATAACTGTAATTCATATATAACTCTTCCAGTTGATACCTGCCCTCTTAGAGATACTTTTGAATCTAATTCTGGAGCTGTACTCCCTGACAGAGCACTTATTCTTCCTACAATCGGTAACTTGTTCTACGCTTATCCATTTGGATTCGCATATGCCAACTCGACAACATTGTTCCAATTTAGAGTTCAAGTAATACTACACAAACAACTCGGTGTTGCACAAGAAGATCGAGAAGGACCATGGGGATTTACGGCGTGGTTTGATATTGAATTTGATGCTACTCCAGACAGTCCAGCCTGGTCTTTGGGAACTGCATCGGTAGTTCCGAATGCATGGACGGCCGATGTTGGCACGCCAAGTATTACTGGTGATATAAATCAAAATGGAGCTTCATTTCCACAAGTATTACAGGATCCTAAATTCCAAAATACAAACACGACTCCAAACCCTTTCTTAGATAATGGATTACCTATTCCTAGCTCTGATCCAAACAATAAATACTTTAACGGAAATTTTACTAGAGTTATACAATTTAGAGCTGTCAATAGTCTTTCTTGCGAGGTTGTTGGACAGGTATTTGGAATAGATAGAGGCGAAACTATTAGATCAGAAGTAGAATTTATATTCTTCTCAGGAACTTCAACCTTGAACAGTTATCCAGCTAATGCATGCATGCAACCTCCTGCAAACGATAACAACAAAAGAACAGTATATGTAGAGCACAGTACGGATGTAAGTCCTCCAACTCCTGCACAAGTTATAAGTAACGGCTTTACAATCTATGCTTCAGACACTGGTAATACCTTAGCCCAACAAGGCTATTATTTGTACGATCCTGCCGGCTCAGAGTATGTAAATGCTTGGTCAATAGGAAGAAGAGGAAGAGTATGGAAAGAATTTGCAGCTGATGGCATAGCAGGCGTTGCATGGGACTTTACTACAGAAACAGATATGGGAGTTTCTGGATTCTCTGCAGGAACGTTCTGGTTTAATACCGGCAGATTTATATGTGAAGGTCCAGATGCAACTGATGGTGATGGTGATGATGGTGGTGGTCTTGGATTAACAGATAGTATTGAAGAAGATGGAGATGCTAGTGGAAACATTGGCACTGGAAGCGGTGGAAGTAACCCGTATATAGGGGGACCTAGAAGATAAGATAATTAAAAACTAATAATAATAATGACTACTAGCGACTTTTTAAACCTGCACCTAATTGCAATAGGTAATAATATAAATTTTGGTAAATGGTTAAACGTTTTATACAACCCTACAGTGGTAGACCCAGTTACCGGTCTTACACAAGGTAGGATTGATGCAGTCACTGTAACTCAAGAATGCAAATCTTTTAACGGAAGTACTACATTAACTGATACCGATATAGATGAGGTACTAAACCAATGTGAAACTATTAGGCTTGTATTTAATAACGTAGAGTATGAACTTAATGTAGTAGATAAAGCGTTTTACGGTGGTAGCACAGGCATTAACTCATTTTTCTATTTTGAAGTCACTAGTGAAATACTAGTTCCTAATGTATTAGCTGGCGCTTTAAACAGTCCGGAACTTAATGTAACAGTCTTTTTTGAACCCTTCTTAAACGGTATAGCATTTGATTCCTCAGATTTTAATCCATTATTTAATAATGGGAGTATATTGAGAAAAAGTAGTTTAATAATGGAGGCAGATAGGGAAGCAGGACTTACTATACCAACAAACTTTAATGCAATAAAAACAACCTCAGCATCAAAAGCAGCAGTCCAGGATAGTTTTTATTCTGATACAGGGCTAATTAATGCTAGATACGTAGGGTCTAAAAGTACACCTGATATTTATGCAGGAGTTAAACCTTCAATCTCAGCTAGGCAATATCTAGGAGAAGTACATCCTCCAGATGCAAGTGAAGACGTGGTATGCGGGCTTACAGGTATTGAAAGAATAACAGGTAATTTTATACATACAGGTCCTGACAGAACACCTACATTTTCATCATCTTCTTTAGGAATTAAAACTGCTGCACAAGTACTAACAACTGACTCTAACTTCCAATATAACTACTCAGCTATTACAGGACAACAGACACCGGATATAGATGAAGGAGACATTATAAAAATTGACGGCAATAATAAAGAGTTAATAAGAGTTGTAGAACATAATAGATTTAATAAAATTATAAGAATACAAAGAGATTATATGGGACCTACCCCCAATCCAGACACAATAAGCGCCGCCACTCTTCTATTTAAAGTTGATAGAACAGATAATTATAAAATAGAAGACTTTGTCAGGTCATTATCAGCATTAAATAATTCACAAATTTATGTTGTTGAAACTAATATGGTTTTACATACAGATGACTTTGGACAAATTTATAGCGCTTCTGCATGTCCTGAGCCTATTAATACTAATTTTGCAGATGCACCAGGAGGTTAAAAATTTAAAAATTAAAGTAAAAAATTAAAAACAGATATTTATATTATATACAACAAATAAGACATGGGATATTTAGATAATTCAATAGTAACAGTTGATGCAATATTAACTAAAAAAGGTAGAGAGCTTCTAGCTAGAGGAGATGGCTCTTTTAAAATAACACAATTCGCCCTTTCAGATGATGAGATAGATTATACTCTATATAATCCAAGTCATCCTCTAGGTTCGCAATACTACGGTCAAGCAATTGAAAACTTACCTTTACTGGAAGCTTTCCCTGATGAAACTCAAATAATGAAATATAAGCTTACAACTCTTCCAAGAGGAACAGCTAGGCTTCCTATATTAGATGTTGGGTATACAGCTATCAGGCTTAAACAAGGAGCATCTCTTGCAATAACTCCTCAAACTCTAAACTACTTAGGTTCATCTCAAACATTTGAAACTGGTGGGTATGTAGCAACTGTAGCAGATGCTAGAGTATTCTCCACATTTAACGGAGTTGGAGTAAACACCCCCGAGGCAGAACGCTTAAACTCAACTACTACCTTAGGTACTAATGTATCTAAAACAGTAATAGGTACTTCAATTAATATTACAGGTACTACTGTGAATACTTTATTTGCAGGTCAAACAACTTTACAAACAACCGTCACAATTATAGGTAGAGACTCAGGAGCTAGAGTAACTATACCGTTAACAATTGTACAAGTAAATAATTAATAAGATATGTCATTTAAAAGATTAGACCCAGAAGATATTTCAATCAGTGCAGAATCAGTTGTTCAACCAGCATGGAGCTCACAAGCCGTATCTCTACCTGCAATATTTAGCAATCCAGGGCAAGTAGCAAGTAATACAGGTAATTTTTATATTGATGCTTTTGATAAAGCAGTATCTAACGCAACAGCAAGAGTTCAATTTTCTGTAGCATATGGTCATAAAACAGGACTAGGAAGTGTACCTTACAATTCTACAGTACTAACTAAAACTCCTACATCAACAATATATGGACAGTATAGAAATTTAGTATTTGGAGATGAAGAAGTAGATTTTACTTTTGGAGGGCAAACTTCTGATGACATATATGTAATTTCGATAGAAAGAGCTAGGTATAAAGAAAAACTATTTCCCGGAACTTTTAATTTAGCATTATCTAGCGGTTCATCAGCTAATACTATTCACTTAACAGATAATAGTAATGATATATCAACTGTATCTTATGTTGATGCCGGTAGGGTATATGATATTATAAGTGGTTCAAACGGAAGCAAAGGAACACTAGCTTCAGGTAATAACGTAGCTGGAGGAACCTACGGGAAATTCCTACCAGATGTAGGGCTTATAATTCTATCAGGAAAAGCTTTGAATACAAGCATAGCAGGAGGAGGGGTAAATATAGCTACTCAACTTTCAAATTCAGCAGGAGCTCAAAAAAACACGGACAAATTTTTTGATGTAATAAATAATGCAATGACTCTATCTTCTGCTGCAAACACTACCTTTCAATTGCAATCAGAAGAAACCATAAGCTCTAACTTTATTTTTGTTAGAGTAAGAAATGGAGAATTCAACTACTCTACAAACCCTTCTAATATTACATCATCAGGAGAATTGAGACATAATGTAATGATTAACACTCCACAAGCATACATTACAACAGTAGGAATGTATAACGACGATAACGACTTACTGGGAGTAGCAAAATTATCACGACCATTGTTAAAAGACTTTACAAAAGAAGCTCTGGTTAGAATCAAACTTGATTATTAATGAATGAGTGCTTACAAAAAATTCAATCAACAGGATGCTTATATATCGACCTATACAGCTCATAAGTCATGGGTAGTAAGTGGAAGTCAGTATAGAGAATTAGGAATAAACAATATAGTTGGATTATCCGGTTCTGGTGATTTTTATGATCTTACACCAGGAAATGTAATAGGAGGTAGTCAGATTACTACTTCTAGTACAGTTTATAATAGGAGATTAATCTACGAAAGTACACAACACCTATACTATTCCAACTTCGTTAACGGAGTTGTACCAACAT